CTTTATAATAGTCGTTCAACCAAACATCACTTTTTTCCTTTGCGTTGCCATATTTAGCAGTTAGCGCTTCAGATAGTGTATCAAAATCACCGATGTAAAAGAGGTTGTTGGTACGAATATCATCAAAATGAAGAATTCCTCTATATAATTCTCCTTTACTGTCAAACGAAAATAGCGCAAAACAATTTAAATCACCTACGGTTGTGTGATATCCATTCTCAGACGTATAAGATTCCCCACCTTCCCAAGCAACATCCCCTTCAGCAGTCTTTACTTCTTCCCAAGTCATGCCCCAAACACAATTTCTGAAGTCATAATTTTGATCAGTTTTGGCAGACGGTTTGATTATCGTGATTTGCGCACCATAGGAAACACTAAGACCAAACACCATGACCATCATAATCAATACAGATATCAATTTACGCATACTTATACTCCTTCCACCATTGGTTTTAATTTTTCTCGAATAGACTCCGAAACATCGGCATATATATCCATTAACTCCAGTAGAGAAAATATACCAAACCAAACATCAACATAGGCAATCACGTACTTCAATGTTTTAGCGTCATATCCTTTCAGGATAACAGGCAAGCTTTTCTTGGCATATTTATTTCCAGCATCTGTCGCCGTATAAAGTTGGAAAAACAAATACCCAAACAGGACGCACACAATATGAAAGGCAATCACGCTCAACTTCGTACTTTTAAAATCTTCCAATTTCCAAAAGTCTTTCAGCTGGCGGTAGTCCTCCTCGACTTCAGGCCTCAACTCATATGTCATAATAATTTCTTTATCAGATTTATTTAGATCGGTGGTGGCAAATACGAAGTATTCATTAATTTCAGTATCCCAAACAACACAGGCATTAATCGGTACATCATTGTCTGGACTACTAGAGCACCATGCGCTTCCAATTCCAGAAACAAAAGCAATTTTTTGTGTGGCACGTTTTCTGTTCGGATGTGCTTGCCATTCTCCTCCCATTTTTGCCAGCCTAACAGCGTAATCAAACGCATCCATATTCTTTCGAAGCGGGACATAGGTATCAACGCCACGAACTATTTTCAGATAATTAATCAAGTCTCTGGATATAAAACCACGGTCATTAATCAGGATATCACTACGATTGAAGACTTTAGTATTCTTGAGCATATCTTCGCTTAGTGCCAAATCATGTGTGTTGATAGCACCAAGCTTAATTTCTTCTATAACGCCAGTATCCTGATAAATACCGCGTAGTGTGGCTAGTTTATATCCCCGTGCGTATCCACCGTTTTTACTGATTGCTATACCCGATTTTTCATAATGATCATTTGTATAATTAACTTCGAGATCCGTACAGTCCAATATATGAATATTAGGTTTAATGTCTTTTATAGGGGAGATATAGTCTTGATAAACCGTATTGTAGTAGGCGATAAACTCAGCGGGATCATACTTTCCAAGAAGGAATCGCAGTGAACTTTCGCGCATCAGGTCGTTTCCTACTCCATCATCGCTGACCAGCGTGTATCCTAGCTTGGCAAGAGTTCGATGATCCGTAATCGCATGTGGAATATCTGTAAGGCTTGTTCTTACCTTCATCTTTGCCGCAATTGCCAACGCCCACACAAGGTCGAAAGGAATTACAGTGTTATGCGCTCGTTTATCTGGAATTCCGTTCTTCAGACATTGCAGAATATCAGAAGATTGCATTGCTAGGATAATATCATCGACAAGATTGGTTTGGCTTAACGCGATAGAATCAATATCGCCAGATCGTAGTTTCTCAAGTACTTTTAGCCTGTTTTCATGGCACAGTTTAACCATTTTTTTCTCACCTCCTTTCGGAAATCTACAAGTAGACAGATAGAGTTCCGACTACATGTATAGTATATCAACAGTTGGTAGAATTGTCAACGATTAGAGTGATTACTTTCGCCCCAATAGTAGAGACTTTATCTATACAATGGCAGTATCAAAATATGTTGGAGGATTTATATGAATCCCAATATCGCAAAGAACATTAAGTCCTTGCGAGAGGCACAAAAAATGACCCAAGCAGAGCTTGCTGAGCGGGTTGGGGTTACAGGGGCAACGATATCTACTTATGAAGTAGGAACTAGAATGCCATCATATGAGGTGTTAATTGCACTTGCTCAAATATTCCATGTATCAACAGACAATCTGCTTGGATTTAGTAATAAGAACGTACTTGATGTTTCTAAACTTACAATACACCAGAGAAATACCATCCAAGAACTGATTGATTTATATGAAACACACAATCAAAAAGATATTTAGAACCAACTGACTGAAAGGCTGACGAAAGTCAGCCTGACCCAACACAGGAAATTAACGAGTTGGCCATCTTCGGACATGTGCCTGGACAAAAACCTCTTTGACTTTACCATGCGGTCTTCTGCGCCAAAATGCTCGCACTTTAACCATATAACTCACCGCCCTAACTTGGGGAAGAACCCCAAATTCTTAAAAGAGTTTTCTCCAATTAGGCGTTTGTTGTTATCTGTTGGAATCAAATTATACCACAATTTAGGATAAAATCTGCATTTCATGATATAAGATCTCATTTGATGGTTGCATAAATTGATATTATTATCGCGACATGATATCATCATGAAAAGGTGGTGATATCATGAACGATCAAACTGAAAACCTATGTAGCTGCATGAGTGGAAAAAAGTATGAGGAATGCTGCAAGCATAGAACAGATTTTATTTCATTTATCAAAGATAACTTCCATGCGGATTATATTGATGCTGGATATATTATAAATGGACTTTCAAGGGATTCAAATTTGATGATGAAATATGTAAGACATACTTTTAGCACTATAACGATACCCATAGTATGGGCAGTAAATCCAGATTTATCGGCAAATATGCGAACATTTGCGATTGAATCTAATTTTAATATAGTTATTATCAAAAAAGCTCCAATTGAGAGTAAGGATATATTCGATGCTGCGCATGAACTTGGTCATGTGAAACTAGGTTGCGCTGGATATCCAGGAATACGATCAAAGGAAAACGGCGAAATATTTATCATGCTAGCATCGGTTACTAATAATGTGGTACAAGACCCGATCATTAATGCAACTCTGAGTTTATTCGGATTTGATTTAGGCGCTTATCTTCAAAAAGGAAATAAGTTGCAACTCCCATTTATCCAATCAATGCCAAAGAAAAACGCCATGGACGAATTTTCAAGACATATTATTAAATGCATACTTATTGAGAAAATTCAAGAATGGTGGATTAAAACATCAAAGCAAAAACCGTCAAATCTCATTTTAAAGTACTGTGAAAGATCATATCCAGACATCGTAAAAGAAGCGAATAGTTTTGCCTGCTACATTAGAAGACGAAACCCGATGAGTCCAGAACGAGCGAGAGAAATACTGAATGAACTGATTATACAAGACAAAATGCAAAAGTACTTACAAGTTTATTGAGTAGAAAGTGCTTTACTATTTTCAAAAAAAGGGGGGGTGTATATGCACATCGGTAGATGGTTATCAAAAACGATTTCCATTATCATTATCCATAGATATCTTCGATTAAATGATAAGAGATTAAAAAGACTTATTAAGAGATGGAACGAACTTGAAATAGATAAAAAACAAACTATATACTTCAGCTAGAGATTTTGTTTATTGATACTCATAAATCATTTATATTACAAAATTTTTGTATTCATACTCTACTTTGCGAATCAAAGATTATTAGTTACTGATAGCTGGTATTGAAGTACACTTAAGCAACAGCATCATGCTAACCAATCGTGTAAAACCTATCTCAACCTACGGATATTGTATACTCGATTCCTTGAAAGCACAAATACAAGAACAGTTAACGTCACAAGCGAGGGCATACAATTTCGGAGTACAAACAACACGTGTTATGGATTTGCGCAATTTTTATACGCTTCCGTCTCCCGGGCCAGACGATACTCTAGCCGCTGCCGGAGAAAGTCGCGGAACAAGCGGTGGTATTGGTACAATTGATACGGTGTGTCCAGCGGAATGATAAAGCTGTTCTTCTTTACAGGTTTCTCGATGAACGCTTTCAGGAGGCGTAATGTAATATTCTCAATACTATACTTTGATCCAGTTCATAGAACCCGCATCATCAACTTCAACGATCTCTATACCTCTTAGCAAATGACCATTTATTCGGCAATAATACTCTGCGAAAGATTCCGCTTTGCTTGCCGTTGTATCTTTATAAACAACAATGATTTTCCTTGTTGCCAAAGGCAAATAGCTCATATAGAAAACAGCTTCATTTAATCCCATCATCTTTGCGGAAGGTATATTCCCAGTGCTTGTCCATGTGTAATGCTTGCATTCAACAACGATGCTTTTATCAGCAGAGGCACAGTCAAATCGATGTATTTTTGGAGGGCTACCTATCGAAATAGGTTCCTCAAGTGTAAAGTCGATTCTAAAATATTTTTGCATCAATGAGAAAACAAATTCTTGGAATCGTTTCCCGACTTTTGGATTATCGCTATTGCTCATGAGAAGCTCTCCTAATATTTCTATACAAGTATACTGTAATTATACATTGTTTGCTATGCTCAATATGGGTATGCTAAAGTGCTGTGCAGATAGTTCTCATTGTAATTATTTCGCCATCATTCCAGCTTTACCTTCGCATCCTCTAAGAGCATGATCTGTCTTTTCATCCCCGTCAAACTCAAATATAATACTTCCGTCTTTTTGCACAATTCCTTTCACAACCAGCAACGTCCAAAGCTGTTCATCCCAAGCATCCAGCACCAACGGACAATTGCGCAGAGAATCAATGAAATTCCGTAATTCCCGCTCACGGTTTTGTTTATTGTCTTTCTCTGCATTTAGCTTTTCAAGCTTGTTCACAGCCTTCTCATATCGCTTGACCAAACCATCGTACCGATCGTTATACGCTTTCTGGGATAGAGCCTTTGTAGCGTTCTCCTGAATACAGGCATTAACCAACTCGGAAACCAAGGTAATTTCCTCATTGGTTTTATCGATCTCCGCATCCAATTTCGAACAATCCACCAGCATTTCCAGCATGAGACTACAATCCGAAATGACCTGCTCACGGTTGCCCATCAGCTGGTTGTAAGCTTTCAGAAACATCGTCTTGATCTCATCTTCCATCAGGTGGGGAGTGTCGCATTTGTGCTTGCCATCAAACTTGGCATTGCAGCGCCAGATGATCCTGCGATATTTGTCTGTTGAATGCCACACCTTTGGCCCATAATACCCGCCACAGTCTGCGCACACCAGCTTGGAGGAAAATACGCTGCTGCCGCTGTAACTTCTGCCCAGCGTTTTCCGCCGGGCGATTTCAGCCTGCACCCTATCGAATTCCTCCGGGCATATGATGGCCGCGTGGCTGCCTTCCACATAATACTGCGGCACTTCGCCCTCGTTGGTTTTCATCTTTTTAGTCAGAAAATCAACCGTAAACTTCTTCTGCAGCAAGGCATCACCCTTGTATTTTTCATTGCGCAGGATACTGTTTACCGTAGTCTGGCTCCATTTTTGTTTGCCGGACGGTGTAGGTACTTCCTCCGCCTCCAATTGGCGGCAGATGCCCGCCGGCGTTTTGCCGTCAAGGTACAGCCGGAAAATCAGACGAACAACCGCGGCTTCCTTTTCATTGATGACCGGCTTTCCATCCTCGCCCTTCTCATACCCCAGAAAGTTCTTGTACGACATGCTGACCTTGCCGTCGGCAAACCGCTTCCGCTGGCCCCAGGTCACGTTTTCAGAGATGCTGCGGCTTTCCTCCTGCGCCAGCGAGCTCATGATCGTAATCAACAGTTCGCCCTTGGAATCGAGCGTCCAGATGTTTTCCTTTTCGAAGAAAATCTCGATCCCGCGCTCCTTCAGCTTGCGTACCGTAACCAGGCTGTCCACCGTATTTCTCGCAAACCGGCTGACGGACTTGGTGACGATCAGGTCGATCTTTCCCGCGAGCGCGTCCGCGATCATCTGATTGAATCCGTCCCGCTTTTTTGTATTCGTCCCGGTGATACCCTCGTCGGTATAGACCCGTATAAACTCCCAGTCCGAGTGTTCATGGATAAACCGGGTGTAATAATCGATCTGCGCCTCGTAGCTAGTGAACTGCTCGTCGCTGTCCGTGGAAACCCGGGCGTATGCCGCCGTTCTCCGCCGGGAAGCAGATGCAATGGGCACGGCCGTAAATATGTTTTTGGTCGCGGGAATATAGGTTACCGAAGCAGCCATTCAGCCACGCTCCTTTCTGTTCATCATCCGCTTCCGTGCAGCCTCCCGCATTGCGGGTGTCCAGCTGTCCGCACGGGAGCGGTCTTTCCATATTCGTTCATCTATACGACCATCTTTAAAATGAAAAATCAGCCTGTTACCTTCAGGAACGTCTATATACTCGACCTGTGCCGTAAACGCCGCTGCGTCATACCTTTCCAGCCCCAACACTTCCGCACAAGCCGCTTGCAGCGTATCCTCCGGGATTTTCTTACTTTGGCAGAAACGCTTGCCCTGTTCCAGATATGTGCGGCAGTTCCAGCCGATGGTTCCGTTATTGTTGACATGCTTGAATCCGCTGCCGCAGCGACCGCAACGGATCACCCCTGTAAATTCACTGCGTTTTGGCATTGCTCGCTTTTCTGTGCGTGCTTTCCAACGTCGAAGAACCGCCTGTGCCGCCTGAAAAGTATCATCGTCAATGATCGCTGGATGTGATTCAACCGCGTAATACTTCGGCAGCTCTCCTGTATTCAGGCAAAACTTCTTCTCCAGATGGTTGTTCCGGTACCGCTTCTGCAGCAGGGCGTTCCCGGTATGCTTCTCGTTCTCAAGGATGGCGTGCAGCCGTGGCGTACTCCATTTCCCGCCCAGCGCACCCGTTATGCCGCGCAGGTTCAGGTCATCGCAAATATCGCCAAAGGATTCGCCGGCGACGGCACGCCCGAAGATCTCGCGTACGATTTCGGCTTCATCCGGCGCAACCTCAATCTTCCCTTTTTCAATCCTGTACCCGAACATGAACCGCCAGTTGAGCAGCTCCCCGTTTTCAAAACCCTTGCGGATTCGCCATTTCTGGTTTTCACTGGCGGATAAGCTCTCCTCCTGCGCGTACGACGCCAGGATTGTCAGCAGCAGTTCCCCGTCGGTGCCTGTGCTGTGGAGATTCTGCTCTTCGAAAAATACATCCACCCCGAGCGCTTTCAGCTCACGCACGGTTTCCAGCAGCATTACCGTGTTCCGGGCAAACCGGCTGATGCTCTTGGTAAGAATTGCATCGATCTTTCCGGCCCGGCAACCCGCCAGCAACCGGCTGAAATCCTCCCTCGTATCCTTGGTACCCGTCACCGCCTCGTCGGCATAGACGCCGGCGTATTCCCAACCCGGATTTTTCTGGATCAGGGAACTGTAATACCCGACCTGCGCCGACAGGGAATGCAGCATGGCATCCTTCCCGCTGGAAACGCGGGCATAGGCAGCAACCCTTTTCCGATGCGGAAGCTGCGGCAAACCCTTGATTTTTCTTATGGTTCCAGACATTATCTCACCTCCGTGTGGTGTGACATGTTAGCTCGAACCACCCCGGTAAGCAAGCGGATATCGCGGTATAGACTATCTGTGGGAAGATTATATTTCTCAAGCATCATACGATCGATTCGGGCGTATTCATCACGGGTAATCAGCCGCTTTTCCAGCATCCGCCGTGCCTGCGCCATGGCTGAGCAATAGGCAAATATCTGCCCGTTCACAGCGCTCATTCTCCGTACCTGTGCGTAATATAGCAAGCGTGGGAACAGTACTTCCGCTGCCGGTTAGGATAATCGGTAAACCGTTTCCCGCAGACCGCGCAGGTATACTCCACCCTAGCATTGCTGACGATCATATCCCTATGCGCGTTCCACCATGCCATCCGACAGGCATCTGAACAGAAACGGCGTTTCCGATACCCAGCGGTTTGTATAATTGCGCTGCCGCACATCTCGCAGTTTCCACGGATTGGTTGGGGCTCGTTCTCGCTATGATGTTTCTCGCAAAGATTCCGCTGGCAGTAGGATTTTATGGTATTGCGTGACAGTCCCAATGCCTCGGCAATTGCGGCATAGCTTTCCCCCGCATGCCGCATACTGGCAATACGTTCTTTCTGTAACCCGGTCATCCGGTATCCTCCCGTCCGGAGGGCAGGCATCCCTCTCAATACCCACAGGACAGAAGAACTGCCGTTGAACGAAAAACAGCGGTAAGCCAAAAAAACAGCTTGCCGCTTCTGGACACAATAAGGAGTTTATTGGTGAGGTGGTACTTTTACCAGACGATAGATGCGAGTGCGTCGACCTTATCCTGCGCGGTAGTCTGCGTGTACAGGTTGGTGGTCAGGATGCTCTCATGCCCGAGGATCTGCTGGATGGTCGTCATGGCGACACCGCCCTTGATCAGCTGGTAAGCCAAGCTGTGGCGCAGCATGTGCGGCGTAACCCTGACACCCAAATCCTTCCCATACCCAGCCAGGATGATCCCGATGGCTCCGCGCCCCAGCGGTCCACGCTGGCCCAACAAGAGCCGCTGTGTGGCGCTATCGCCGCGCACCTCGAGATATTGCTCCACCGCAGCCCTCGCCGCCGTGTTGAGCGGCAGTGTGCGGTAGACATTGCCCTTGCCAAGCACCCGGATACGCGGGTTCTCCTCTATCTCGATATCTTTCAATGTCAGCCCAGCCAGCTCGCTCACGCGCACGCCGGTACCGAGTAATAACTCAATGATGCAGATGTGCATGGGATTATCAGTTTCGTGAATATACTCCCGCAAACGCCGCAGATCGTCTTCGGGTAAGCCTTTGTATTGGGGCTTGTCCCGGTTTCTGGTCAGTTTCACGGTGTAAACCTCCGACAGCACCTGCGCATCGTAAAGGTAGTAACAGAACGCGTTCACGCCGGCAAGCTTCCGGTTGGCGGTGATGATCGTCCGCTCTCTGGCATTCAGATATTTCTTGTAGCGGATCAGGTCGAGTTCAGTAAACCCGCATAGATCGGCGGTTCCGTGCCATTCGAGGAACCCCCGCACATCCCGAAGATAACAAGCGATCGTGTTTTCGCTGCGTTCCTCACGCATTAGGTAGCGTTCAAAACCTTGCAGATCAAGCATGATAGCACCCCTTTCGTTCGTGGATACTCCATCACTCCCTCTACAAAGGCCGAAAGTCAAGCAAAAACTCATGGCATAACCCTAATTCCGTCATGAGTTTTCCTTTTTTATATAGTTTTACGCCTGCTGTTCCCGCCAAAACACGAGCACCTCCGTACTGCTTATCCAGGTACTTTGATACTGTTTCGCGCTCACATGCCGGTGCCAGTTCGTCCTTCTGTCCAGATTATGTGCCTTTGCCAATGCCAACAAACGCGGATCCTTTCGTAACCGTTTCAGCCCGTTCCTGCGCATTCTGTAGGCGGCGTCGGCAGATAATCCACACCGGTTCCCAACAGCCGCCAGTTCCTTCCCCTGCAGGTCATGCGTCCGAACCAACGTGCTCTGCGGAGCAGGGAGATGATCCACGGCATTTCGAACTCCCTTCACCAGCTCTACGTGATCATAATCTCCCTCAACATCCACAGGCGCTTCCAAGGTATCCAGCAAT